ATGCCGTGCGCAACATGAGCACATCGATGACGCAGGAGTTTGCTGATAGCGCTGCTGTGTTCAATGATCGCCTTGAGAACATGCAGGAGAAGCTGGGCGATCTTGGAGTGCGGATGACGACCGCATTACTGCCTGCTTTGGATGCGTTGGTTGCTGGCGTGGAATCTTTGATTCAGGGATTCAGTCAACTGCCTGGTCCATTGCAAACCATTATCGCTGGGTTGGCCGGCATTTCTGCAGTTGCTTTGGTGTTCTCGCCGATCATCAGCGCAGTCGCGGCCCTGGGGCCATTGATCAGCGGTTTAATTGGTCTGCTGACTGGTGGCGGTGGTTTAGCTGCTGCCATTGCTGCTGTCTTCACTGGCCCGGTCGGGTGGATTGCGCTGCTGGTGGCTGCTGGTGTTGCGATCTATGCCTTCCGTGATCAGATTGGGACTGCACTCAAAGCCATCAGTGACTTCTTTGTTAATGCGTTCAAGTTCATCGGTGATCTGCTGAAGCAAGCCGCACAGGCTTATCTGGATTTCTATGTCAAGCCGATCCTCAGGTTTGCCAGGAGTGCATTTGACGGCATCGTGAACATCTTCGGACATCTCGGTGAAGCCGTGAAGGCGCCATTCAATGCTGCCTCGAATGTCATCAAATCCGTTTTTCGCAATATCTTGACCTTCCTTGTCAATAGCCTCAACGTCTGGATTAGCCGCGTCAATTTTGCGATCAGCATTGCCAACCGCCTGCCGGCTGTGAACATCCCACAGGTGCCGAGTGTTTCTGTGCCTAAGTTCGCCCAGGGCGGTGTCGTCGGTGGCCCGACCTTAGCCATGGTCGGAGAAGGTGGTGAACGTGAGTACATCGTCCCTGAAAAGGGCTTCAGCCAACTATCTCGCAGGCATGAGGGGTGGCGCTGTGATCCCTGCCTTCGCTGAGGGGGGTGTGGTTGGCCCTGGTGGTGGTGGCGGTGCTGCGAATACGACAGTGCAGATCACCACCGGGCCGGTGTTGCAGCAGGACGGCCAGCGTTATGTCACAGTGGGCGACCTGGAGCGTGCTTTGCAGGACTTCGGAAGCCAGATCTTCCGCAATAGTCGCACCTATGGCGGCAGGCGCTATCAGGGAGCCTTCTGATGAGCAACAGGGCTCAGGCGCAGTACCTGCGGATCTATGACTCAGGCAGCACCTACGTGCGCTGGCAGACCTACTACGTCAACCAGACCGTGACGCTGGACGCTGCGAGCTGGGATTACATGCCATTCAGTGCCAGCGGCATTGTCGAATCAGGTGCCAGTGGCGGCAAGTCTGTGAGCATCACGGTGCCGGCCACCAACAGCGTTGTCGAGGCGTTTGAGGCGGCCCTGGCTAATGGGCGCTTCTGTGAGCTGAAGATTTATGAGTTCGATAGCAGGCTTGATAACACCGCACCGCAATCAGGGCAGAACCTGATCGCGAGCTATGCCGCTGAGGTGATCGAGGTGTCAGGTTCTTTCACCAGGCTTGATGTGCGGCTTGGCAGTAGCCTGTCACCAGTAGGTGCGCAGGTGCCACCTCGTAAGTTCACCAGTCTCCTGATCGGGTCACCGCTGCGGCTATGACGATCAGCATCTCCGATCCGCTTACGCTGTTCCCGTATCAGGCAGGCCTGACAGATCCGCCATTGGTGGAGGCTGCAGCAAAGGCAGCCAATGACTTGGCGACGAATCAGAGGGCCTACAAGATCGGCGATCCAGTGCCGATCGTGTTCTGCCGTCGTGTCAATAGTAATGGCGGCGTGTTGGTGAGCCCTGGCGCTACAGAAGGCCGATGGGAGAACGACGGCACGACCAATGAGCTGACGGTGAGTTTGATGGTGGTGTTGAGCGAAGGCGAGCTGGCAACGATACCAATCAAGGACTGCTTTGTTGGGCCATGCCGTCAGGGCACCTGGGCGCAGACCTATGACCGTCGTGCTGGCACCTGGACGCCTGGCAATTATCTGACGACGGTTTCAGGGAAGCAGCCATGGACGGCGCCCTATTACTGCGGCACGTCAGGCAGCTATGACAACATGACAACGCTGAGCTGCGTCAACAGCTACATCGACGGCAGCCAGCGATCAAACCATCAGATACATGTCTTCGTGCGTTCCGGCATGGAGGTGACACGGATCATCGATAGCACTGCTGGACCGAGCAACAACGTGATCGATCTGGCGTTGTATCTGATGGACGCATCAGGGCGTGTGCCGAGCGGTTTGATCGATACGACGCAGATGCTGGCCGCGGCCAACTTCACCGATACCAATGGCCTGCTTTTCAATGGTGTCTATGAGGAGAGCCGAAACCTTGATGATTGGCTTGAGGAGATCAGCAATGATTTCCTATTGCGGCTGACGGAGAAGAATGGGAAGTTCGGGTTTAGGCCGCGGCTACCTGTGAACGGCGACCATACGATTAACACAGGCGTGATCGATTGGGAGTTTACCTTCACTGAGGATCACCTGCTGCCGGATGGCTTCGATATTCAGTATGTGCCGCTGACTGATCGCCAGCCAGTCTGTCTGCAGATCATGTGGCGTCAGCAGCCAGAATCTGACATTGGCTTTCCACGTACGACTGAGATCAGGTTTGATGGCGACGCAACCGATGGCCCGTTTGAGCAATATGACTTGAGCGGATTCTGCACAAGCGAGAACCATGCGGTGAAGGTCGGAGCGTATCGCCTGGCCAGACGCAAGCTGATCACGCATACGCTGCGGCTAAAAGTAAGGCCTGCGAGCTACAACAGCAGCCTGGCCCTGGGCGACATCGTGCGCGTGAGGTTACGTCGTGAGACGGCCACAGCAGCGCTGAATTATCATGATTACCTGTATGAGGTGGAGCGGATCGAAAAAACCGCCAGCGGTGCCTGCGTGTTCGATCTGACGCATTATCCGATCGATAGTCAAGGTCGCAGCCTGGTGGCGTTAGCTGTTGATGCTGCTGTGGGGCCTGGCGTGACACTGGATCCTGGCCGGGATGATTACAGCTGCGACGACAACTCAGCGACCGATAACACCGGGTTGCCAGACACCGGCATTGATTATCCGGCATTCTCTGAGACGCCTAGCTCAACTGACACGGACGTGACATTGGATCAGCCTGATACGGAATCGCAGCCTATCGGGCCTGCGGTGACGCCAACACCTGGTCAGCCTATCGGCGATGCGGACAACCCAGCCGATCCGCTAGAGCAGCCTCTAGATGAGGATGGAACTGGCATTCTGTCGAGTGATGGCGATTTGGCCGCACCTGTTCCAGGTGACACTCTGGAAGTCACCGAGGCCGATCTAGGCTGCGATGGTCAAGTGTGCTGGAAGAAAGTCGACAAGACGACATTTGAAGAGTTTGATATTTCTTGTCAAGATCAAGCTATCTCCGGTGCCTACACATTGTCTATGACTACCGCTGAAATTGATTATTACATCGTGGCAGTTGGTCGCTGCAAAGATCCATCCACCGCAAGCGGATGGGGGCCACCTCAATCACTCGGTCAAACTGCTGCCGTATTACCGCCAGCTGTGCCATCTTGCGGCGACCTTGTTAGTGTCACCATTAAGTGGAAGATTTCGGTTGCTGGATACACCGGCGCTTGTGTGCCAAACACCAAAAACTGCTTTGGCTTTGCTGCCAGTCAATACAGCAAAACAATTTCTGGCGTCCCTCGGGGCACTCAGATCGACTTCGGCGCGCAGATTAACGACGGTGCTGGTACATGTGCCGACAAGATCAAGGCTGCAATCAGCTACTGGAAGTGCAGTGGCGGTGTTGCTACCTATGTCACAGAAGCCCTCGGCACACCTGGCTGCTCATATAACGTCAGTGCGGGCTACACGCAGACGCCATACGACTATGAAGCTGTTGGTGACGTCACATACATAGGACCTTGATCATGGCCACCTTCCCATCGCTACAACCCGCCTCTCGCACCTATACGCCCGGCACCAATGCCAGCACTGAGTTCGCTGTGCTTAATGGCTATGAGGCCAGCGTGCGTCACAGCAATGCCTCTGTCGGCCATGTGCTGCGCATGACCTTCCGCAGGCTGACATCAGCAGAGCGGTTCAGCCTTGTCAGTCACTATGCGCTACACGGCATCTTCGAGCCGTTCGATCTTGATAGCGCCACGTTGATCGCCACGAACCTGACCTTCCCGTCGGGTTACCTCTGGCGATACCTATCACCACCGCAGCTTGACCAGACCTGCGACGTCACCGATGCCACAGTGGAACTGCAGCTGCTGCCGCCATACCTGATATGAACGCCTTCCCTGAGGTTCTGCCTGACAACTTCGCCTATGACCTAGGCGGGCTCAATGTCTCGGCTGAAGACACGCAGAACGGTGCGCCTGTGCTGTTCAGACACAGCCTGCGGCAAAGCAACTACAGGCTGACGCTGACTTACAACAACCTGATCGAGTCAGACGTCACGTTGATCCGTCAGCATTACATCGAGGCAGCTGGCAGCCATCGTTCGTTCACCGTGCCATCAAGCCTCTGGAATGGCGCTGACGTCATCCCTGTCGATGGTTTGTATCGCTATGGCGCGAAGCCTGAGGAGCAGCAGCGCGGGATCTACACAGACATGACCGTCGAGCTGGTAGCGCTGATCGGCAACTTCCTGCTGTATGACCTGATCGGTGAACCGGCCACCCTCGGCGCTGAGGAGTCGTTCACGTCCTATGCGATGACCGGAACCGCTCCGTTCATCCTTGATGGCGATGCCGCAGATCCGGCGGAGGATGCCACCCTTATCATCAAGGCTGGAGGCGCTGAGTCATGACTGCAACCATTATCCGCGTACAGATGGCGCAGCGGTCTGACACCGCGGCCAACTGGACATCAGCCAACCCTGTTTTGTTGGCGGGTGAGCTGGGTCATGAGAGCGACACCGACAAGCTGAAGATCGGTGATGGATCGACCAACTGGACAGGGTTGACCTATCTACCGATCCCTGATAGCACAGGCGAGCTTGATGATGACAAAGCACGACGCTGACGGTCAAGGACAAAAACATCGAGCTAGCGGTTGTCGATACGCCTGATGACACCACTGCTGACGGTGGCGGCATCACGCTGAAGGGGGACACCGACAAAACCTTCAACTGGGTTGATGCCACAGACGCATGGACCAGTAGTGAGCACATTGATCTTGATAGCGGTAAAGAATACAAGATCAACGGCACCAAAGTGCTCGATGCTACGAGCCTTGGCAGTGCCGTTGTTAGCAGCAGCCTGACCAGCGTCGGCACCATCGCCACTGGTACGTGGGAAGGTGACGCGATCGCGGTGGCTTATGGCGGCACTGGCCAGACCAGCTACACCAACGGCCAGCTGCTGATCGGCAACACAACCGGCAACACGCTGGCGAAGGGCACGCTTACAGCAGGCACCGGCATTGCGGTGACCAATGGCGCTGGTTCGATCACCTTGGCCATTGATTCAGACACGGCCATCGCTGATCTGACGAGCACAGCGACAAGCGGCACGCTGCCTACTGCTGATGGCTCGATCACGATTGCAGACGCCACGACTCCGACGGTGACGGAGCTGCTGGAGTATTGCGTAGAGCTTGAGGCAAAGCTTGAGGCTGCGCTGGCAGCGCTGCGAACCGTTGGCGTGATCGCCACCTAGATACAGTGGTGGGGTAGCACGCCATGGCGGCCAGTGATCGAGATCTACGCAGCGATCCTCGGCGCGAGCATTGGCGTCGTGAGCATGGGTGCGGCAGGCTTTACCCGCAGGAACACAGAGTCCCGCGAGGCCGTGATCCGTCTCACCGCAGCGGTGGAGTCGATCGCCGGGAAGCTTGAGGAGCTGCATCAGGACATGAAGGCCGATCGCAAGGAGATCTACACGCGCCTTAATGATCATGGCAACAGGATCACATTGCTTGAGAGCAAAGACCGCTAGCCTCAAGGGGAGGATACTTTATGCCTACCATGCACCTCGAAGAAATCTTCGCTCATCCAGCTTTCTGGATCGTCGTGGCCGCGGCTTCCGAGCTCATCGCTCTGAGCCCCCTTAAGGACAACAGCGTGATCCAGCTGGTCTTTCACGCCCTGCGCTCGATCAAGGGAAAAAAGGGCTGATCCCTGCTGACGGTCGTTGGCTATGGCGTTTCAGCACACGCTCAGACTGGGCGGATGTGCAGCGTCTGATCGATCGCCGCAAGTTTGAAACCACATTGAAGCCACGACTCGACGCCGAGATCGAGGATTGGCATAAAGCACAACCTGAAGCCATGCCGCCACCGTTGCGGCTTGATGACCTGCACCTTCGAGCGCCTTGGTATGAGCCCGACAAACCCGATCCGACTGATTGACCTGTTTCGGTATTACAAGCGACTGGGGCATCAGGATGCCGCGATCGAAGAGCTGGAGCAGGCCATCAACAAAGCAGCGCCGGATCTGTTGAGCCGTGGCCAGGACTGGTACAGCACCTGGTCGTCAGCGGTCGAGGCACCTGCGCCGCAGTGGCCACTGACCAAGGCAGAGCTTGGGCAGATCATGCTGTGCAAGCCAGACGCATTGCCTGATGGCCTGATGGATGACCTGGCCCGCTGCTGCGAAGTGTTCAAGATCGATACACGCACTGAGCTGGCGTTCTTCCTTGGTCAGTGCGGCCATGAATCAGCAGGGCTGCGGTATCCCGTCGAGATCCACAGCGGCAGCAATTATGAAGGTCGGCAGGATCTTGGGAACGTGCATCCTGGTGATGGCGTCAAGTTTGCCGGCACGGGTTGGCTGCAATGCACTGGCCGCTACAACCATCAACGCTTCAGCGATTATCTATCCAGCATCGGCAAGCCTGACCCGAAGGTCATGAGCCTTGGCAAGACCTACACCAGCGAGGCCTACCCATGGACGATTTCAGGATTTTGGTGGCACGACAACAAAATGAAGCGGCTGATCCAGCAAGGTGCAAGCGTTGATCAGGTAGGTGCTCGGGTCAACGGTCGGATGCCGCCCAATGGCGCACAGGATCGCCGTGACTACACCGCTAGGGCGTTCAAGGTACTGGGTGTCTAGAACTGCCGCTGAGCCCTCTTGGCGGCTAGCTGCAAGGCCTGCTGATAGAACACCCTGGCTTGCCATTCCTGATGGTGCTCCTTGACCATGCCGGCATAAGTGACGCGCCAGATCTTGCCGTCTTTGGTGTCGATTTGCTCGATGGTTGGCAGGTTCATTATCGTTGAGGCAGCGGACAGGATCTGATGAGCTGGGCCGATTGGATGGTTGTGAAGCCAACCATGGAGCAGGAGCTGCAGATCGAGAAGAATGCCCGCATCCCGCTTCTGCATGATGACGCCGACCAGGTGCGGGAGCTCTGCTCAAAGCTGGTGAGGCAGTCTGCAATACAGGAGATCCTGCTGAAGCAAGCGCTCGGCAGGATTATGGAACTTGAGGCGAAGGCTATGGCCAGCGGCAGGAAGCGCCGCCGGCCGTGGTGGCGTCTGTGGTGATCAGCGCACGAGTGGTGCGATGTGCCTGGCCAGTTTGTTGGCAGCACGATCACGTCTCTGCCTGATGCGTTCACGGCTGACGCCTTTCTCCTTACCGATCACGTGCAAGGTTTCCTGCTGCGTGCCATTGAGCCCGTAGTAGCGCTGCAGGATTTCGGCATCCTCAGGGTCTATGTAGACCATTGCGTCATTGATGGCATCGGCCTTTTCGCGTTGCTCCATCAGCTGCGCGTCCATCGGTTTCGATGCGATTATGTCCACCAATGCAGAGCCGTCTTTTTCGTTCTTCAGCAGCTTGTCGAGGCTGTCATGCCGTGCGGCACGTTCGATCACCATGGACAGCTCGCGTTCTTTGACCTGCAAGATCTCAGCGGCCTCGGCCAGCGTCGGTTCACGGCCATGCGAGAGCTGAAAGGTTTCCCGCAGCTTGATCAGCTTGTGCAACTTTTCAAGCGAATGGATCGGCACGCGGATCATGCGGTCTGAGGTGTCGATCGCGCGACAGATCGCCTGCCTGACCCACCAGTAGCTGTAGGTGCTGAACTTGTAGCCGCGTGATGCATCGAATAGCTCAACGGCGCGATGCAGGCCGATGGTGCCCTCGCTGATGAGGTCCATCATGTCGAGGGTCTGGCCAGCGCGACTGGCAAACCGCTTGGCGATGTTGACGACCAGCCGTAGGTTGCTGGTGATCATCTTGTCGAATGCACGCTTGCCGACACGCATCTCGCGCTTCTCTTGTGGCGTGCTGGGTTTGCCTTCGGTGTCGCGCAATTCGATGTAGCGCTGCGCCTGGCGGCTTAGCTCGATCTCCTGGCTTGCCGTGAGCAGGGGAAATCGGCCGATCATCTTGAGGTAATCGCTGAAGGAATCAGGGAAAGCAGCTGGCATGGTTTTGGGGTGGTGTGCCGCGGGCAAAGTACCATGATTCTCAGGATGCTGCTGTGTTTGTGTTCTGATGCAACCAGATCCAGATGGTGCCTTCGCGTTCGGGATCCCAGAAGGGTTGGGTGCGGAACCATGACACCCAGTCATAGGACCCTTTGCGGCTGTTGCAGGATGCGCAGCAGCTGATCAGGTTCTGCCGTGTTGTCTCGCCACCCTTGGACCGTGGCCGCACGTGATCCAGCGTTGTTGCGGGCCTGTCGCAATAAGCGCAGCGGTGTTCCCACGCTTCAAGGATTGACTGTCTGAACTCGCGCTTTGCGCGGCGACGTGGCACAAGGATCGAGCCATCGATGAAACAGTCCACCTAGTCAGTCAGGATGGGCGCTGAGATCGTGAAGCCTCGCTCGGAGTCGATGCAACGAAGCAACTGCTGAGGACGTTCCGGGGCAAAGCCTAGCTTCATGCCGTAGGGCGTGGCGCCAATCAGGCTGCCGTTGACTGACCAGTTCTGACCCATCGTCAGCTGATGGAAGTGCCCCATGAAGGTGTGGTCAGCCTTGATGCCTTGGTCCTGCCTGTAGACCCATTTCTGCAGGGGGATCGTGATACCACCGACGCCACCGCCATAGCGGATGGCATCGCCGTGATGGAACCGCAGGCGATGGCCAAGGACATCGACGTAGAGGATGTTGCCTTCGCTGATGTTGAAGCTGATGCGTGGCTCCTTGCGGTAATGGCGAGCAAGGGATTTGTACATCAGCCATTCGTAGCTTGTGGCCGCGGCGTTGCCTGCTCGCATCTTGTCCGTTGTGCGGCCGTGATTGCCGAAGCTGCAGGGCACGATGATCTGTTGGAAATCGCCGTGATCCAGGAGGTGATCAAGGCCAGCAACGATGGCACGCTCGCATTCGATCAACTGCTGCGTTGGGCTCAGGATCTGAGTCTCGACCTGATCAGGGTGCAGCCAGTTGTCAATCAAGTCACCCCCTAACCAGATCACGCATTTGCTCACTTCTGTGGTCGAGCGGAGCATCCGCACAACTCGTAGCGTGTTGCGGAACAACGCACCGGCGCGTTCGTGAAAGATGTCAACGTCGTAGCGGTTCAGGCCGCAGACGGTAGCTGGATCGACGATGGCGCCGCAGTGCCAAT